CGCCGAACAATACATAAACAATATACACGTAAGCGAGATACAGTACCAAGTTATAAGAAATCATATCGGTTCTAAATATTATTTCCCTTGCCTATACTTCTTCGTTCTCTGCGCAGTCATAAACTTACTACATAACTCTTTCAAAACTGCTTCATTAGTCTTATTATCTTCAAGTGATTTCATAAAATTAGACCATCGCTTTATCCATTTAGAATCATCAGGATTCTCATTGGTATGTGCTTCAGTATATGCTTTGAACTTATCCATTTTGCCTTCAAGAAATGCTTTCACAACAGTTGCTGCAGGCCATTGTTCTCTATCCTCTCGTTCAACTACATCTTTTACACACAACTTATTATGTCGGATTCTGCGAAGATTCTCTACAAATGCTTTAATAACTTTCTCTGGCTCTTTTGATTCTTTTGTTTCTTCTATGAATGTCTGCCATGATTGTTCTGTGATGTTATTATTCTCTTCACAGAATTGTTTGTAGAGATGCTCTTGCCCTAACTGAATCGCTTCATTGATTTGTTTTGTTTTCCATTGTTTTGGGATTACTTCTTTCCTTTCTAGGATTTCTTTTATTTCTTCTGGAACTTCTCTAGGTACGATTATTTCATTGAGAGGTTTGTATTCTAATGGAACTACTCCTTCTACCTGAGGGTTCTCTACTTTTACTCTCGCTTCTACTTTTGATACTCTAGCAGAAATTTGTTTAGTATCCAGAAAGGCAGATAGTTCTGTGAACTGTGTAGAGATACATTCTGCAATCCAAATTAAATCTTCATAACTCTGGGTTTTCTTTAATAAATTACAGTGACCACAGCAAGGTCTGCAATTTTCTTTCAGATATCCAATCGTATTGTTAAAACGATCAATTCCAGATGACTTTTCTAATCCACATAGATAGCATGGGCTTGCAACAATCTCTGTAAAGTCTTCTTCTGACAATGTAAATTTGATATTTCTGGTATTTGCACTTTTAGCATATGTTTTATAGTTTGCATTTGTTTTGGATACATATGTCTTCCATTTTTCAATAAAATCTTGAGAGATAGGAGTAGCCTTTCTAAGAAATTGACGAATTGCATATAACTTATCAATAAATTCTTGTGGATGCTGAGAGCCCTTCATAATATTGCATGTTTCACAACAAGGAACTACATTATCTTCTTGGTATCCCTGATTATTATTGAGACGATCAATGCCATTTACTTCACCTTCTTTTTTGTGATTGCAATAGAAACAGGGTTGAAGAATAAGCTCATTGAATCGAGTTTTGGGTAGAGCAAAGTTAATACCGCGTTTCTGTGCTCCTTTCACATAATGATTCCAAATCACATGCTTATTCGTAAAGGCTTCTGCTTTGTAATTACGTTCTCTTGCAGGTCTTGCACTCTCATACTTTAATAGTTTCTCATAACATGGAACACATCGTCTAAGATCTTTATCATGTTTTCCTTTGGCTCTTAGCACTTGTGGACTTGTAAATGTATCTCCACTTGTATCTGCCGATACAAGGTCGATCGGTTCGCTTTTAGCGAAAGATCTCCCACAATCCAAACAGAGATTCGGATCTTGTCGCTTCTTATCATTTCGCTTTCTGTCTGTAATTCGAGCCTTATGAAGACAATGTGTGCATTTTACTTGATGATCTTCTAAAATAGTATAGCATCCGCGAGCAATATCACAATATCTGATTTGCTCTTTCTCGGCTTTATCAAGGATGGCTTGGCGTTTATGTTTAGAGCAATAGACTTCTTCTGTTAGACTTTTAAGTAAAGGTCGGTTGCATTGTTGCCCTTTCTTATCCCCTTGTTGAATAAGAGCTTGGCATTGGGACTGAGACATTCTGTATATGCCGTAGAAGATAAAATGAGTGATTGGTTATGCGTTTGGAATTATAAACGTGTTCGTCGACTAGTTACTCTTTTACCATTCTTTTTAGGTAGTTTTTTATATGTATTTTCATTAATAATAAATGTTGTATTATTATGAAAAAGAGGATGCATTATACGTCCCTTATTACATCGTGTATTATATGTAGTATGCATATTCATATTTTGTAGTACATTATTTGTTAATTTATGCGGTTCATATAATTTATAATGATTATTTACATAATTTGTATTATTTCTATGTCTAATTCCTATATAAAACTCTTTATTATCTTCATCAAATAGACGATTTAATACATCAATAATAACATCCATTTCTTGCTGTATAATTGGATCATATATGTGTGCATTTTTTACATAAGGTGTATTATACCCATCTCCTATTGAAAAATGTAATGAATCTGGTTTATCTGGGGATTGTTCTACTGAAATAATAGCATATGATTTAATTTTCTTACTACGACTATTTTTTCCATTGTATATGTTTTTTCCAAAATGAATCATACCCGAGTCTTCAGGATTCAATGTAGTTAATACTAGATGAATTGTAAGATGCACAATTGATTTATTATTATTCTGTATATCTAAAATTAATGTAGATTTATGTTTTTTAGATATATACACTCTACTCTTAACTGTAAAAGAATTATTTAATCCCCTTAATTTTCGTTCATCTTCAATATATTTAATTATTTTTGGAGTTCCATATATTGCTTGACTATTATCAAATAAATGAACAAGTCTATTAATAATATCCACATTAAAATACTGTCCTAAATGTAGCTGTGATTTGAATATTGCATCTCTTTTATGTAAATGTGATGCTGAATATTGTGCCATTCTACTATATATCATCAATCCAGTATTTTTCAGGTATCATATTATTAACTAAAATAAATTCATTATCTGGTTGAATTTTCTCAAAATCATTATCATTCCATCCATATAAGAGTAGTTCAAAATGCGGAAGATATCCGCATTTATTAATAGGAATACATTCATCACAATTACAACCGGATTCAATTATTAATTGAAAATAATATCGTTTATATTGAAATAACTTAATATATCCTAAATACATTGAATTATGTGAATCACATTCACGAAATGGTTTCCAGTGTTTTTCTTCAAATAATCGTCGCTCTTCAAATTCTGTATGTATCCATGGAATAAGTTCAACTTGAATATTATTACCATATTTTTTATGTATATCTTGATAATATCTTGATATTATTTTAGTACCGTATCCTATGTAGATATCTTTAACTGTAGTTTCATCAAACATGTCATAAAAATAAGTAATCATATAATCAAATGATTTTTTACCCTCAATAATACATTGATCCCAATCATATGGCATTTTATTTATATGTGTATATGTTTATTATAAAATATCCACATATAAAGTATAGTCGCTAAATATACAACTTTGATCCCAGCGATTTATAATAACACTTTCCATACATCACATCATTATCGAGAACCTTCGCCATAGACTTTTGACTAATCTTCAATTGTGTAGTACAATCATATTTGCAAATAAATTCTCTAATCAAGTTCTTATCTGAATCATATTGACCTATACCATCTTTATACAAAATACATTCACCATGCTCTTCAGTCCACTTGTCTTTTAAATCGCATGAATCCAATAACATATAATAAAACCCATTTGATAATATGTTATTTTTAACAGGAGTATCAAGCGAGCTAGAACCATATCCATTCTGTACCGCTGCAGTTTTACGATCAATATAGATATTCAGAATTTCTGTTTTATCTTTATTTACTTTTGCAATATATCCCAGATTCTGTGGACGTGTCTTCTTTGTTGGTTCTAAATGATGAATTGTTTGAGGATCCAGTTCACGGTCTACCAACTGCCAACGGAATCCCTGATAAACAGTATTTTCTCTAACAGCTTTATTTACACTTGGTCGTTTTATGGCAGATGATTCTTTCATCGCATCCGTCACTGTTTCATACACATGAATTAATTGTAGTGTTTCAGGATGAATCTTCTGTAGCCTTGGACCCGCATGAGAATCAGGTGTATCAAATTTTGTCATTGTTTTGGCGGGTTCCACTTTCTTCTGTTGATTATACTCTTCTAGAGCTGATACTTTTGTAATTAGTGTCTTATTTAATGCAATTAGTTCTTTAATATCATTCTCATAAGACACAACTGGTTTACCAGCTTTTAACATTGCAATTTCAAGATGCAATCGTTCATTTTCTGATTTTAGCTTTTCATATTCTGCAAAACTATATTCAAAACTGCTAATGTTTGCATCAATAATTTGTACTACTGTTTGATAAGACATATTCTTTCCAATCAAAAACAATTCATTTTCTGTTTCATGACCCTTTAAATCAGTGACTTTGTTTGGACGAATATGTTCATGTGTATGCAAAAACTTTTCAAATCCTACAGAGTTATTTACCACAAATGCATCTAAGAAGATTACTTGTGAACCGTATTTTTGTTTGAATTCATTATGACGATTACGAACTCCTCTACGAGATTCACCTATTTTAATGATATATGTACCATCCTCTAGGGTTTTGATCCGAGCTACATAAACAAGAGATCCATTAATGACTCCATATTGTTTCATAATGAGTTTGTGTTTTTCTTGTTCAGGAACTACTTTGAGTTCAGCTGTTTTTTGTTCAAGTTGTTCGGTTTTTTGAGTGAGCTGTTCTGTTTTTTGTTCGAGTTGTTTTTTAAATTCAAGTGCTTCTTCTTCCATAACATCATGCAATAATTCTTCAAGTTTCATATAGTATTCATGAATTTCACCTGCTTTTTTAGTTTGCGCTTTAAGACAGAGAGATTTGAAGCATTTAATAGTAAGCATGATTTTTTGTTTATTTTGTCCACCCTTTTCAGGAATTACCTCATTATCCGATCGCTTACGCGATCGCGTAAGCGATCCGTCTATGTAATCAATATTAATTTTAAAATGTCGTTCTAATACAGATTTAGCATGTTGCTTTGTAGAGAATCCTAACCATTTCCATATATTATCCATATCTACTACAAAATCTGTTTGCTTATCATAATTAAGATAACAGTAAAAACTTGTGATAAATAGCTGTTGTTCATTATCTGAAAATGATGTTTTAATCTTTTCAAGTAATGTAACATTATATGTATCAGATAGTTTTGTAATAGGATTGCTTTCAATAAGATCTACAATGTTCAATTCAGTTGCCATCTTCTACTTATCTATTATTAGGATATCTTTAAACCGGAATTGCTTATTTAAAATATAATAAGCGGTTTTTGCTTTTAGAAAGCAAAAGCAAGTTTATTAATTCTCCAAAATGAGTAGCAAACCCACATTGGTTAACCTATACGTTAACCAAAAAAAGCCAATACATAAGATTTTAACTTAAATATTATATACTTTACCCTTTCCCAAATAATATTTAGTAGTAAATTATTAACCGCTAAATAATATTTTGTTTTTTAAAGAAATATAATACAAATAACGAGTAAAGTATTTAATTGGAATAAGCCAAACCACCCCGTGGTTTACACTTCATATTTCTATGAAGAATGGACTGTACCTTAAGCATTCTCAGATTGATTAGATCGTCATTGAATACCAATGCCTTTGCAGTCTCTGAAACGGTTCCATGGCCTATCATAGCGGCTTTAGGAACTCGTCTGCGGATTGCCCAATCCTTTGCGTTTTTACTGTATCCGAGGTCATTACCCTGGGGTACACTTATCATTTCTGATAAGTGATAGTAGCAAAGGCTGTCAGGGGTTTCCCGCAACCAGGTCATTTTGCAGTGTTTTTCAACACCACTAGCTAGTCATACTGTTTGTCCTCTTGAGAGGCAGCTAGCTATTTGGCACAGGCGGTTTGCAAGTGCAACCGAGCACATACACATATACACGTGTAAAATGCAGTTAATGCCAGACATAATACGAAGAACGTTGTAGTTAGTTGCATACACGCGAACGGTGGATGACAAGTTAACGCCAACAGCGTTGTTTGATACCGTCAACAACAGGGTAGTGTTGTCAATACGGGACAAGTTGCAAGATCCACTGGGCTGGTGTTGCTCAGGCTGCAAAGCAAATGAATATACGTTAATACCAACAGCGGGGATGTTGGTGTGGTGCTGGTAGGGCTGGACCCAGTTGAAGTAGTTGCCGTCGCGAACCTGGAAGCGGTCGTGGCCGTTGAGCTGCAACAAGGCAGTAACAGTGGGGTTCTTGCCGGCCATGCCTTCAACGCGGGTAACTGAGTAGCCAGACTCCAAAACGGAGCGATCCCACCAGTCAGAGTAGTTGAAGGGCTGCTGTCCCTTCCACGGGTTGATGACGGAGTCATCGCATGAAACGTAAGAATCACGCTGGACGACCCAG